TCGATCTCACCGGCCTCAAAGGCGGACCTCGCTCGTTCGGTCTGGTTCTTTAGCTGTTCAGTTGCGCTCCTTTTCAGGTCATCAGCATTACCAAATTCTTTTTCAAAAAACTGCCCGGGCAAGTAACTGAACTCGCTTTTCAATGCGGCACGGTCACCCTCGTCGATCTTCTGACGGGCGGACGGTATGAAGCTGGCGTCGTCAAGGTTCTCTTTGAACAAGTCAATCTGGTTCTGTCGATAGTAGTCATCCCAACTACCCATCCTAAGGTCACGCTCGTCGCGGCTGTATGCCTCATCTTGAATAAAATCATCAAGCCTACGCTCAAAGTCTTTAACAAGCTCATCCTTAGAGTTGACGGTCTGCCTAAAGAAGTTGTTGGGTAGCCATGAGAATTGCTTACGGAAGGATGCGACATCATAGGGGGCCATCTGGAGCCCGCTCATGCCCCGCTCGTCTTCGGCCAACTCCACGCGGTTGGCGGCCAGAAAGTCCTGCACGTCATCCCGGTTGACCTTGCCTGCCGTGGAGAGGTAGTCGTCCAGCCCGGTCGCCTTGATCTCAGCCTGAGGCACCCCGGGCATCTTCTTCAGTTGCGCGAGGAACTGTGGGCCCGTGCCCTTGGCCTGCAACTTGTCGATCGCCTCAGACAGGCGCGAGGACATCAACAGAGCATCTGGGCTGATCGCCCCAACCGGGGGCTTGGCTAACTCTGCGCGGACCGACTCGGCGGCCTGTTGGGCAACACGGGGGATGGCCGCGCCAGCCTCTTTGGCCTGAGATAGGGCCGCCTGCGTGGCCGGCCTGATGGATTGCGTGGCGCCTCGGATAACAGGCATAACATTACGGACACCCTGAGTGGTGAGGTCAATCACTTCATCGGCAAGCGCCGCCTGTCGTATCCCCGGGGCATAGGCAAGCGGCTCCAGTCTAGACTCTTGAATCATCTGAGCCATGGGGTCGATCACGTTCTTTTCCAGTGACTCAAGCGCTCCAGCGCCCTTCTCGGCATAGTGGCCGTACATCATCAACTGGCGTTGCTCATCTTCTGTCAGAGGCTGACCAGCTTGTGCCTTCTTCAGCGCCTCAGGGAATGCAATGTTGCGGGCCATCGTGGCCTCAGGATCAAGCCCGAGGGGCTCGCCGATCATCGACTTGATGCCGGCCAGTGCGCCGGTGCCGATCGTCTTGCCTGCTTGGAGTGCCGCGCCCGCCCGGTCGAGGACAGGTTGCTCAGCGACAAAGGCGCCCAACTGCTCAGCCTGTTTGCGCTTCTTCTCTTCCTGAATCTGCTTGAGCTTCTCGCGGACTAAGGCGTCTTGGTCATAACCAACCTTAGGGATCTCTGGCGAGGTGCCAAGGGCCGACTCAAATTGGGATAACTGCTCCGGGTCGAAAAGAGGATTCATAAAGGGCACCGGGAGGGAAATGCGTCCATTATCGCCCAGCCCTATGGCTTTGGCTACTGAGCATACGGGTTCTCCCGCTTGGGCATATCCGAGTCCATGTAATCGTCATCGTCGTACGGGTCATCCCGCGGGGGATCAATGTCGAGCCAGCCCGAGTCACGCAAGAACCTGAGCGCTTGGGTGCAGGCGTCCACATAGTCGTCGTGCGTCGTGTCAGGGAAGGCGCAGATCTGGCTGACGAACCCTTCGGCCCAGTCCCGTACATAGCCCTTGCGCTGACTGCTCTCAGGAATCCAGACACGGCCGCGGGCGATGATGTTGGCCACGATGTTCAGGCGCTGGACCTTGTCGGCCCTGCCGGGGTTGTAGGCCCTCACAGGCAGGTGCGCCCGCTGAAGGTCTTGGATCAGGCTGATGCCCGCGCTCTTATCCTCCACGAGGATCAGGTCCACCCGCTTCTTCTCTTTGCCATCGCCATAGACCGTGTCGTACTCCTCGATGACCTTGGGCCGAAGGTCAGGGTATTGCAGGCGGTCATGCCAACAGTCGATCACCATGGCGCTCATGGGCCCATCGAGGGGCTTGAAGACACCGAAGGTAATGCAGGCGGTCGGGTCGTTGATCGTCTTCTCGGTGTACGCGCAGTCGTAGGACTGGATGATGTACTCAAACTTAGGGAAGGCTTTCTTGTCCGGCCAGAGCTTGAACATCTCGCGCTTGACGATGCCCGACTCTTCGGGGTCGATGATCTCGGCGTAGATCTCTTGGCGGCCTAACTTCGTCCCCTCGTACTGCAGGATCTGTTTCTGAAAACTTGGCGCGAGGTTTGCTAGGTTCTCGTAGGTCGAGGCGCGGGTCACGGCCACGTCGTCACCCTCCCGGCCAACCAACTCGACGATTAGGTCCTTAGGCTTCGGGGTCGTTGTGGCCACGATGCGCGTATGAGACCCAAGGCGGACGCCGAACATGATCTGGTCCCACGCTTCCTGCAGGTAATCCCATGCGGCAAGCTCGTCGAGCCACGCCCCGTGGAACTGCGGTCCCCGGAAACGCTCGGGCTCCGATGCGGGTATACCCTTAATGAGCGAGCCGTTGGTGAGCTTTAGCTCATGGAACGCTCGGTTGTAATCCGTTATCAATTCGTTTGGGATAACCGATAGCAAGCCACTATCACCCTCAAAGCACGTCGCCCGCACGTCAGAGGATGTTGGAGCGCCTACAAGCCATCGGGTGCCGGGTTCGGTCCATGCCCACCAGCCAACCTGCTCAGCGGCCGTTCTGGTCTTCCCAGCGCCTCGGCCGGCCAGCATCAGCCAGATGGACCACCAATCGCCCGGAGGCAGGACCTGATGGTTGTGTGCTCGGCTGAGCCACTTAGCCCGCCATGACCACGCAATCTGGTCCTCAGGCTTGAGCAGGGCGAACTTCGCCTGCACGTCCGGATCAGCTAAAAGCTCCTCCAAGGTTAACCTTCCCCCTAACCTTCCAGTTAACCGTTAGCCGTCTGGCGCTTAAGCTCCATGTTCTGCAGGATGGACGAGAAAAGCTCACTTGCCTCAACCTGCACCTCAGACTTCAGGGGATTGTCGGCGTCACCGGCCAAGCTGACCCGGTCGCCGTACTTCTTAGGCTTGAGCTTGCTGGCGCACCACTTGCGCGAGTCAATGCGTTGCTTCTGCCATTGAAGCCAGCCGGTATCCACGACCTCAAAGCCGTGCTTGTTGAGCGTCATGCGGGGGGCCTCGTCAGCCAGCGCCTGAATCTCGTCGGCCAGCGTGTCCGCCTGCTCTTCTCTTGCGCGTGTGTATTGCTCAGAAAATGAGGGGTAGCGGCCTATCCAACGATAAATCGTATCCAGCGTCGGCATACCTGCATCCCTGCATATCTCCCTTAGGGATTCTCCGTTAGAGATCCTTGTGCAGATGGTGAGGCATAGCTCTTCGGTGTATTTTGTCGGGCGGCCGCGCTTAGGTGCGGGTTTAGTGTCACTTCGTTTTTCAGGCATGGCCTTAGTCTTCCGGAAGTTTAAGATGGCGTTGAGTTTACCTTAGAGGTTATCCACAACTCAATGTTCCGTTACTCCCAGTGCTTTTTGATACATCGCCTCGGCTTTGAGGGTCGCAAGTAAAAGTGCCAGCGGCGCCTCGTCGGTTTTATCGTAAGCCTGCTCAACCTGTAACTCTTTGCCATCCGGCATTTGTAAGCAGACAACGACCAGACGAGGGCCGTCGGCTCCCACCGTTAAAAACAGTTGGTCGTACAGTTATTGCCGTAACAGCACGTCGTACACGTCGTCATCTTCCCATTTATCGTGTAGGTACTGGTTGAACAAGCGGCGTACACGCTCGTGGCCAAGGCCATTGAGCCCAACAGAACTGCGATCTTCTTAATCATGGAAACTCCCTCCATTAAAAGCACTGCACCGTACAGTTCACCCCGTCGCTCTCGCAACAGGTCATGCACTGCATCACTTTGCCGTTACCAAGGTAGATCGTCTCTATCTGGCAATCGGCGCCCAATGCCGCCACACTGAACGACAAAGCCAATACGACAATTGATCGGATAAGCATTTGATTTCTCCAGTAATTTTACCAAAGCTCGTCGATAATTGCCACTAAAACTACGATGATTGAGCCCACTAAAATCCATATGTAATCACTCTCTGGCGGGTCCTGCTTGTACCAGTTAGTCGGGTTTTTTCTCATCATCTCGTCGATCTTTTTCTGATCCATCTTCGCTCTCCCGTGCGATGGTTTGCCAACATTGACTTGCGGCGTTCCAACATTCCGTCCAGCAAATCCAGAACGCCTCCTCGTTACGAGGCTGGCGGAGCTTGCACCACTCCCGCCATGCCTCGGTCATCTTCTCATTGCTCAAAAGAACCTCTCCGCGCAGATGGGACCAATGCCACGCTCTACGCTGACAGGGTCGGTCAGTTCAGCCCCACAAGCCGAGCATGAGCCCGTTAAGCGGCCGTAGGCAACCGCTGATGCGAGGGGGTCCTTCGATAACTCCACGATGAGCGCCTTCTGCTCGTCGCTACAGTCACGGCTGGCAAACAACTTGCCGCCGGCAACCTTGCCAAGGTAGGTCTCGCCAGCCTTAACGTAAACAGCCCCGGGGTTCTTGCTGTTTGCACCGGCCAACGAGAATACAAAGTGGTGCGACCCGTTCCCGAGGCGGA